GCATAGTTGGTATCTGGTGCACCATACATCTGACCCATTCCACCATTGGATTGATATACTGGATCAGTTTGAGTACCGTACATGCCAGTAGAAGGTCCACCTTGGCTATAACCATTAACTTGCTCTTGTGTGGGAGCAGGTTGATCAGGATTGAACATCTGCTTCAAGTAGTTATTTGCTGGTTGCAAATATCCACCCTTTTCTGCCCCACTGAATAGATTGCCTAGTACTTTAGCATAAGTACCTTGCTGTGCATTAACTGCTTGTGCTCGGGCACTATTGGCTGCTGTACGAGCAGTGTTATACTGGTTAGCCATTTGAGCTTGAGCAGTGCCATACTGACTAGCCTTATCTGCCAGCATAGCTTGTAATTGAACAGCGCGATTGCCATACTGACTATTACGACCAGAAGCAGCATCCTTAGCTTGCAAGGTTGCGGCTAGTTGTTTTGCATAGGGGCTGTCTGCTCCATACATGGATGCCAATGTGGGCATCTGTTGCATCTGCTGTTGCAACTGATTAGCTTGATCTTCTGCGCTAGAAGCAGAATGTCCATAGGCATCAGCTACTTGATTACCAGCATATAGATCAAACAGACTACTTGCTCCATTACCAAGCATTCCATAATCTGTCTTTTCTAGTTGTGGTGCCTCTGACATAGGGGCATTAGGGTCTATTCCCTGTGATTTTAAATGCTCTAGCCAAGTTTTACTTGTTGCCATTTTATCTCTTTCCGTAGATTGAGGCAAGTGATTTGCCTATGTTTTGTCCAAATACCCCGCCTACGGGACCACCTACTTGATTACCGACATACTGTCCAGCCATCATAGATAGGGGTTTATTTACATCTTTACCAGTACCATAATCAGTACCCAATCCTGCGATGTTAGCAAGATTGGTATCTACACCAGCTTTAGCTAGTCCACCTGTTACAGCAGAACCATAGTTGCCTAGATAGGCATTACCAGCGGCACCAAAGTAACCACCAAGGCCTGTAGCACCCTTGGCTATAGCGTTGCCTACATCCTTGTTAGGATCGGCTTGGTAGCCTCTATAAGCCCCATAGAGGCCTAGACCCATACGCATTGGGGCTGGCATCATGGCACCTACAAAAGCATTACCAACTACACCAACAGCGTTACCAATCATACCCATGCGATCATCCCGTTGAGCAGCAGTCTCTTTGTCAAAGGAGAATCCGGGTGTAATACCTAGACGCTTCCATACATTTGGAGTTGTATCTCCATAAGTGTTTTGATTGTCAGCTAGATTCTGATCTTGGTTAGGAACAACAGGATTAGTGTACTCAGAACCAATAGGTCCTTTGAACATCTTGGATAACTCATTCAACCTACCAAACTGATCTACAGGTGGAGCGTTAGCTGTGGCAGTTGGACTAGACGAGGGTTCTTGATAACCCCCTGTCTGTCCAGTATTATTCTTCCAACTAATGTCACCTGTCTCTGGATTAGTAGTTACTGACCCTTGCGAATCAGACCATGTTCTAGTGGTGTTCTCTGTGTTACCACCATATGACGAGTCACCTGAATCGGAGTTTTGATTTTCACTCATTTAGGAAGTCCCAGATTAATACCACTAGGGTTTGTTAAGCTATACCGATTTCACCTTCAGCTTGAAGCACAAGGGCAGTTGTAGTACCAGCACCACCAACCAAGAAGTCAGCAGTATCCATACGAAGTTGTCCATACCAGTCAACGTAGGAGTTAGCAGGAACTGAAGTACCAAGACCCAAGAATTCAGTACCAGCAGTATTACTAGCAGTAGCACCAAGGTAGAGGGAGAAGGTAGCGGCAGTTGCTGTTTTGTTAACAATACGCAAGTGACGCAGAACAAAGTAAGTAGCGGTATTAGAAGTACCACCAGCAGAAACACCACCAGTAAGGGTGGGAGGATTCAAGATGTTAGTTGTCGTGGTGGTTGTCAGAGCGACGGGACCCATACGAACAATTTTATTAGCAGCCATGTGAGAAGTTTCCTATTAAGGTAAGATTAAAAGATTGTGGGCAGCAGTGGCACAAGTACCGACATTCACACCACCAATGAAGGGTTTTGGAACACCTTCTTGTTTAAGTGCCCAATAAATACCACCCATAAGTAATATAATTGGCCCCCATCCTGCCGCCTGTATCCAGTGAGCCATGATAGGATTAGTTTCTACCATCCCATGCCCGAGGGAATAAGCGGTAGTAGCAATGTCTACAGTTTTACAAACTGCAAACGTATCAGGAGAAGTAATCACTTCTTCTAATGTTGGAGCAGCATACACATTGAGCGATAATGCTAACAGAAGAGACATTAAATATTTCATAGTATTTCCTAGGTTGCTGTCATTGCGATAGCAGTTCCAAATGGAAGTGCCGGAGGGTTTATAGCACCAGTTGCCCCTGCCACCAGCCACTTAGTACCGTTATGTGCGATTCCTGCTATATAGCCAGCAGAATGGGCCGTGGCTAAGTTTGATTCGGCAGACCACGTAGTTAAATCAGTAGTAAATTTGGAATCGCTTAAGGGGTATGTAGCCGCTATCAAGCGTGTGCCATTAGTCCCTACTGCGGTCACTGTAGAAGAGATGCCGAGGGAGCATGCTGTCCAGCTAGTTCCGTCAGTAGTATGAAATACCTTACCAGAAGGACCACAAATAACTAACTTCGTTCCGTAGAAGCAATGGTTGTACACCATAAATGTACTTGCTCCAAACCCTAAGCTCGTTAGCCCGGTCTGTTGTGTCCACGACGTTCCGTTTGTAGATGTGGCGTAGTTTCCATCGGCAGCAAAGAGCATGAACAAGCCGTTGAAATACACCAGATAAAACCCGTAAAATATACCCGGAGCAGAGGATGCTGAGTAGTCGGGGAATAGATATGAGGCTGTAGATAGACTTGTATTACTTGTCCATGTAACCCCGTCTGATGAGGTTAGTACCTCTAAATTATCAGCCCAGAAACTGCTAATACCTACATAGAGGCTACTTCCATTGTAAGCCACTGCTAGGGGAGCGTCTGACATGGCTGATGCAAAACTAGCATTGGTACTCCATGAGTTTACCGCTGATGTAGATGCTATATTCATTATAGTAGTACCCAACGAACCGCTACTATGCCCCATGAAGCTCTTACCACTACTCCACGAAAAGTAAGAAGGGTATTTTCCAGCGCCATCGGTCAATACATTTGTCCATGAAATACCATCAGTAGATGTATAAATAACATTGGCGTAGCTCAAATAGCTACCCATATCCGGGTTAACCATGATGAACACAGACCCGTTCCAGAATAGCTGACATGCACTTTGAAATGTAGACACCGAAGTCTGATCTGTCCATGTGAGTGCTCCTGCAGCTGCGGCAGGCTTAACACTCAGTAGCATTTGTTGAAGAGCACCCATTATGTCAACCCTACCCCAGAAATAATCCACGAAGTGGCTGTAATTTTAAGAGCCGTAGCTGTTCCATATTGAGCCAATGTACGTGTTCCTGTTGTTCCTGCTCCTGCTAAATACATAGTGTCAGTGGTTATTGCTATTGTAGAAGAAGTAGAAATGTTAACGAAAGTGATAGCTGTTCCTATTGGAAAAGCAACAGAGGCGTTAGCAGGGATGGTAAAAGCACCAGCAGTAGCAAAATAAATATGCTTACCTGCATCAGACAAAACCAAGGTATAGCCAGCATTCTGACTATTTTGTACAATGGCGGGGGCCGAGGCCTTCCATCCTGCTCCATCAGAAGTGAGTAGTGTGCCAACAACGTTCGTAGGAGCAGGGAGCGTGGGGCTAGGCTGACGCTGGCTGAGTATCATGCCTTCGATGTCTAGGTCGTCTACCGACCCGTGGGCGAAATGCATCCCCGGCGCACCGACATTAGGGGCAGATACTTGTGTATTAAATACAGCCCCTTTATCCTTAGAGAATCTAGCCAGTAAATCGGTATTAGCCTTAAAGGTTATACCACGCCCAGTTGGTCCCGAAACAACCATGTCGTATGGAGTAGATTGAAAATTACTACCAGAAGAATTTTCTGACCCAAAAAAATACCCGCCTCCAGTCGTGGACATTTGGACATAGGCAGAGTCTGTGGTGGTAGTGGGTTGTAGTAAAACCGATCCATTAGACTGGGATGTAACTATACTTGGTGTTGTTAGTGCACTAGTTACATTTACAGTACTTGCGGTTAAAGTACCTGTAAACGTTGGTCCTGCTGTCAAAGGTATTACCGTTCCAGTACCACTGGTCGTATAACTAGTTCCCCAAGCAGTTCCAGTTGAATTGGGAATACCAGCACCGGGATATACCATACCACCACTTGTTGCCGCTAATGTGCCTGAGGTGAAGGTAAGACCTGTCCCAACAGTTACATTACTAAATCCGCCAGCACCATTGCCATATAATATAGCTGCTCCCGACGTAGCTGGAGCATAATTTGTACCTGCTATAAAGTTGGCAGCTCTATAATCGGATGCGTAATTCGTATTAGCCGCATTATCACCTGTATTAGTACCAGAGCTTGTGCCCGAATGCGTTCCACTTAGATTAGTACCTGTTACAGTACCAGCTGAAACTATGCCAGTGCTATTAATAGTGGCTTGTAGAACCTTAGTTACAATTGTGTTTGCAGTTACGTTTGCTGATTGCCCATAAAAGGAATGTATACCTCCCGCCATTTCATGGATAGTATGACCATAACTAACGTGTGACTGCTTGTAACGGACTTGACCCGTCACAGTATCAGTCGGATCAACATAGATATTGTTACCTATAACTGCAGATTGAGCACTATAAGTTTCACCAAAGCTACTATAAAGATATTTAATACCTCCAGTAGAGCCTCCTGCAAAGCTTATTCCTCCTACTGCTATAGTTCCTAACGATGTTATATTAGGTTGAGCAGCAGCAGTTACAGAAGCAGCAGTACCAGTAGTATTCTGATTAAGTGTAGGAAAACTCGTGAGAGCAGCAGCACTTCCATTTGGAGCTAAGTAATTAGTTCCCGCTACAAAGTTAGCTGCTCTATAGTCACTAGCATATGTAGTGTTGGCTGCATTATCACCAGTATTAGTGCCAGATAAATTGGAACCTGTTACTGTACCAGTTGCACTTAAAGCACCTGTGACTGCAAACCCACCAGATAAAACACCAGACGTTGTTCCATTGGAGTACAGAACCGTACTCCCGTTTACATTGAAGTCATGTTCTCCACCTGTAGGCACGTTATAAACTAAACGTGAACCAACACCGTTTGTTCCAATCTCAAGTGCTGATGCAGTAGGAGCAACACCAGAACCACTAATCTGGTACTTACCTGTTGTACTTACGTTTCCAGTTACCGCTAGTCCAGTTGTAGATGCTGTCGTCACAACTGCTCCATTAGCATAGGTTTTAGTTTGCTGAATGGTAGTATTTGTACCATCACTACCAATCTGTAAGGCTGTGCCTGTAGATGTATTAGTAGTAATAGCTGGAATTGTGTTTAAATAGTACCCCGATTGTTGAGATACACCACCACCAATAACAGTAACCCTATGGTTTCCACTTACCCCAGAAGTCCCAACTGTGAGAACAGAGTCACCAGCAGATGCTGCCAATGTTATGGCTGCATTAGAATTGACTGTTGCAGCGGTCATTGTGCCAGTAAATGTGGGGCCAGCAGTTAATGCAACCACGGTTCCAGTACCACTCACAGAGTAACTTGTAGTCCAAGCACTACCTGTGCTGTTAGCAATACCTACAGCAGGGTACACAGTAGGTCCAGCAACGCCTTGTGGTCCTTGGTTACCGGGAGGACCCATGTCACCATCAAGTCCATCAGCTTCCAGATACACTGCTGGACCTATTGGTCCTTGAGAGCCTGTTCCACCAGTATTACCTTGAATACCTTGTACACCTTGATTGCCCTGAACCAAAAACATATCTGGTTCAATTACCTCTGCTTCTAGATAGACAGCAGGACCAGAAGGCCCTTGAGCACCAGTGGAACCTGCTGCCCCTGTAGCTCCAGTAGCTCCATTCGGAGTTCTTTGGCTAAGGATCATTCCTTCTATATCTAGATCATCTATAGACCCATAAGCTAAATGTTGTCCGGGTGCTCCAACATTGGGAGCAGTTACTGGTGCATTTAATACTATGCCTTCATTTCGAGAAAACCTAACAAGCTTATCTGTATTAGCAAAAAAAGTTATTCCCCTGTTAGCGGGAGCTTGTAAAGCCATATCGTATGGAACAGCTTGAAAAGCACCACCAGAGGAATTTTCACTTCCAATGGAATATCCACCACCAGCAGTAACAATTTGGAGATATGCAGAACTGGTTGTGGTAGTTGGATTTATAAGAACAGCCCCACCAGATAAACCAAGAGTTATTCTCCCTGCACTTATGGTAGCTCCACCAGAAGACCCATCTAATTGGTTAAAAAGAGTTATCCCTGTAAAGGTTGGGCTATCCGTTAATGCTACTGTACTGCCCGTTCCACTTGTGGAATAGCTTGTGGACCATGCAGAACCAGTGGAGTTTGCAATACCTACTGCTGGATATACAGTGGGTCCTGTTGGACCCGCGGGTCCTTGTGGTCCTTGGTTACCCGGTATAGGCATACCATCATCCCCATCAGCACCATCCATAGCGATTGGGAATGCTGTTTGACCAGATATACCGGGAATACCCTGTATGCCCTGTACACCTTGTGGACCTATAACGGTATGTCCATCTAGTCCATCGTCTCCATCAACCCCAAAACCAGCAGGACCTGTGGGACCTGTAGCTCCTTGAACTCCCTGTGGTCCAATAGGACCCGGAACAGGGAAGCCATCCAAGCCATCCTCACCATCCACGCCCACGCCAGCGGGACCCTGTGGGCCAGTGTTACCTGTTAAACCAGTAGCTCCACGTGGACCGGGAACTACTTGTCCTTCTTCACCATCATTACCCTCAAGGATGATTTGAGTAATGCTAGAAGAACCAGAACCACCACCTCCCCCGCCACCCATGGCAGTTTGAACATAAGTGTGTTCAGCAGAAGTTAGGTGATAATATTGTCCAGCAGTACCACCTTGAATACTAGTGAGTAGATTATGGCTATGATTAGCCAAATCAGCTATTGAACTTCCAGCCTTGTTAACCAGACTCCAAGAAACTGATCCAGTTGTCGATAAGAGCGAGTAGAGTTGGTTGTACCATGCTGTCCAAGCAAAGTCACCATTAGCTGCTCTTATCGGAGGGGGAGGAAGTCCACCAGCCATTATTGATTACCTTTATTAATATCAATCTCAAATGCTTCTAATCGAAGCAGATAAGGTTGTGAATAACTTATTTTAAACGCTCGGCGTCTAAACCTACCTAGTTGTGCAATACATGGGAAGTCATAGTCAAAAGATAAATCCCTTGTTGTTGACCATGTAACATAATCATTATCTGTCCAAGACACTTGCAGCACATTACCTGTACCAGATGTGGTTGGTATGTCACCAATCAAACTAAACCTAGAAGCAAACTTAACATTGAATGTATCAAAGTCATATTTAGGAGTAACTATCTCACAAGTGAATCCTGTACCAGAATCAGTATGGTTATCTTCAGAGACAGTGTGTACATCCCCTGTTGTTTTGTTGTAGATGTAAGCCATACCGTTAGGACCATCCGTACCATACTTTCCAATGAAAGCGGCTGAATTGTCCAACCCTGAGTTCCAGAAACTCCACATCTTAGTATCAAAACTGTAGACTAAAGTCCTTGTTGTTAGATTGACAATGTATAACTTCTGTCCAGATACACGGATACAGTACGCAACAGCATTAGGAAGGGCTGAACCCTCAGCACGTAATACAGAGCGTATTGCTGGTGTACCTATCTCCGTTTCTTTGAATCCATCGATGGTCCATACAGTGTGACCACCATTACCAGTTTGACCTAACAGGATAACTTCTTTTTCGGTTTGCACAACAGTAGCAGGAGCAACAGTACCAAACTGTTGAACGGCTGATTCATGTCTAGCCAATGGAGAATCTGGTGCAGCAGTACCAGCATCATAGAAGTACTCTATTGAGTTTGAACCTACTGCGTAGATATAGTTGTTGTTCTTAGATAAAGCAACAATAGTATCAGGGTACATTTCAGCAGAAATGAACGTACCTGCTGTCCACGATGTGGGATCATCAATTACACAGTTGTAAATATCTTCTGTATTTGATTTAGCAAGAAACAAATAACCATCTAGGAAGATGGGCATTGGTACATGTGGTGTTGGGAAATTAGGTGCACTGGTTGAATCCACAGTTACTGGTGCTCCCAATCCGGGATCAGGGCAAACATAACATTTGACACCATCTACCATAATTAAAGACACAGTTCCTGTCGAAGAAACAAATTCAGTAAATCCAACTGACCCAGTTGATGTAGTAATAAATTGTTGTAACATACCATCTATATATAGCATATTTGCTACAACAGAATAGAAGTGTCCTACACCATTAATTATCCAGTAATAGCAACCACGAGCCTCACCGGGATTAGTTGTCATTACTGGGGTTGAAAGACCGGGCCTACTCTTGACAAATACACGTTGGTTAACATTGTCTGGAGTCTGTACAACTTCAACAAGCATGTTAACCAATTTAGCATCCTTAGTTAGCAAAGAGCCACTGCGTTGCATAGGATTGATTACAAAGTTAACACGCTTTGTTTCGTATGTGGATACGCGAGGGGAATTGCTAAATGCCATATTATTTACGCCAATCAGTGCTAGGCATGAAGAACAACGAACCTTCTTCAGTACCAAAAGAAAGAGCCTTATCATGGAACATTTCGGCAGCTTTTTGAAGCTCTTGTCGGTCCAGAATTGGGACACCATATTCATAAGACATACGCCAAGCCAGTCCATAGATCAAAGCCTCTTCCCAATAGGAAGGAAAATCGAAGTCATCAGTTGACGAGTTCATATCCTCAAAAGGACGTTGATAAGTCAACTGTATAACTGTATTAGAATCACTGGGTGTGGGCCAAAGCTGTAGTGTACCAAAGGTAGAAAACGGTTGGTAGAACACATTAACTGGTTCACCAGCAGTAGCATTTACAGGTAGCAAATTAAAGTCATAATGGGTTTTAATTTCCATTGGGACATTCATTGCTCCAGTAGACTCTACTCTAGCACATTGAATAAGCTTCAAAGGCATTGGGGTATTAGTTGTTTGACCTACACCTATGTTGTAAGGGGATTGTCCTGCTACTGTAGTTAGTGAGTAATCTTTGATTGCCCATACTGGCATACCATCTACTTGAAACCCTTTAATCATTGCGTTCAATGCTTCAGCAGCATTAGTGGTTTCGTAAGCAGCAGGTGAACTTCCACCAGATAGGACAACTAGTTTGCGTAGTGCTGAGTTAATAACAGCGTCACGTTTAAGTGACCAGATGGAAGTTCCAGAAGTACTCATATCATGTATTGACCGCTAAAATTTAAATAAGTTGAGTTAGTTAAATCGGTTTTTTGTAAAGCAGTGGTAGAAGCCCCAGTTGTTTTATACAAAACAATGGTTGAT